TTGCCATGCGCCGCCTACAGTGACAGGAATACGCGCTGCCTCGTCCTCGATAGCTTTCATACCTCTACGAATAGCAGGAATGACTTTATCCATTGTCAACTGACCCTCGGCGGCCATAGCGCGTAATTCGCCCTTTAGCACACCGATAGAGCCGTCTGCATTTTCAAAACCATCTGCAATTGCTTGCATCAATCGCGGTAATTGCTCATTAACTGAGTTAAATTCTTCACCGCGCAATACGCCACTTGCCATTGCTTGATTGAATTGTGTAATTGCGCCTTGTGCCTCTGCCACGCTTGTACCACTAACGACCATTGCCTTTGCAATGGTATTAGTGACATCGACAACACCTTGCTGTCCTAGTTGCAAGTCACGCCCCGCACGGGCTACACCGCTATATAAACTTGCAATTGTTTGTAGTGGTGCTGTCGCTTCTTGTGCAATGCGTAGCGATGTTTGCATTGCTTCGGTATTACGCTCTAATGAGCCTGTGGCAACATCTAACCGCGCTTGTAACAGTTTCATGTCATCGGCTGTTTTGATTAAACCAACCAATGCAAAACCTGCACTACCTACAGACACAAGCCTCATGATGCTATTCATTAGGCTATTAGTGGCGCGTTCTGTGCGCCCTGCCTGATTTTCAGTGACGCGCAAATCAACAATGAGTCTATCCATGCCGCGTGATGCAGCAACTAGCTCTAAACGATGGACTTCAACTGCCATGATTTACCCCACTAAAATAAATAACATCTAACTGTCTAATCGCGTGTACTTCAAACGGTTTAAGCTCAATCTGATTGAGTATAGCCCAAGATTGCATCTCACTAAATGATAATAACTCGCTACCGTGCAAGTCACACCAATAATGCCAAATATAACGGAATTCTTCGGGGAGTGGAGGCGTGTTTAATTCAGGTGGTCTTTTGCCAGTGGCTTTATAAACTTGTTCTAGTTTTTTTCTTTTTGTAGTAGTAGAGCCTGTTTGAATCTTGTTTAAGTCAAATTCGGCTCTCGCATAACTAAACAGTTCGTCTAGTTTTTTTTAATGAAGTCCTTAACGCTTGCTGATTTCTTATCAATAAAGTCAGCAATAAAAGGGGCCTCAATCAATAACTGAGTGATATTTTCTTGAGTACATTCTTCTTCAAAAGACCAAGCAATAACCAAAGATGCTAATAATTTAAGCCGCGCATTTTCACGCACAGATTCAATTTTAGCAATACGCTCTTTGGTATCAGTAATGCCATTAAGCGAGGCGTATAACTCGGCCTCGCTTTGATTGCGCGTCTCACGAAAAACATCAGACTCAATACCGCGTATTTCCACCCAATCCTGTGTTTCGCTACCATCGGGGGCGGCAATGTACAAGCGCACCCCCTCATTGTGCGCTTGACGTGTAAAATAACTTTTAATGCTACTCATTACGCGGCCTCGGTGGTGTCAATATAGATTGTGGTTGCGCTAGTGCTGTCATAATACGCTTCAAACGGCATAGACAACATTACCGCACCTGTGGCAGATACATCAGGCGCACCACCTGTATATTTAAGTTTTTGCACACCGATTTTGATGTTGTTGCCGTCTAGGTCATCTAACGACAAAATCAAACTAGAGTCTGTAGCATTGATGAATTTGTTATAGTGCGTGTCGTTTTCAAAATATAGCGACACTTGCCCACTAATCTTGAACTTGCCTAAAATAGGCCGATTCATTAAATCAGTACCCACCACAAAACGGTCTGCCGCGATACCTGTTTCAATGTTGCCAGTGAATTCGGTTACAATCGCAACCTCTGTACCACCCTCTTTTAAAAAGCCGCTAAACGCATCAAAAATACGGTTATCGGTTTGGCTTAAATAAGTACTACCACTTGGCGCGGTTTCGGCAGGTAATGACAAGTCTCGACCAATAAAACTAAAGACTGCTGTGACTTTTTCGCCTGCCTTAGCAGATAAACCAATCTTAGCAACTTCTTGACCAACTAATACATGATAAGGCTTGTCACCACCTGCTAAGTCGCTAAAGTGGCGCATTAAGCTAAAACTACGGCGAGTTGTACCTAATTTTAAACGCTGTGTGACTGTGGCAATAGTGACCGACTCACCTGCCGCATCATCGACAATGACATTACCATCAGTACCACCAATAATGATTTTACCTGCTGCTACAGACGTAATAACACCGCGTGTAATGTTGTTGGCAACGTTACCAGTAAAGCCTGTTACTGCAACAATATCGCCAACTTCAAAACCTGCTGTGATAAACCCATTGCCGCTATCATTATACGAATTGTCGGAGGCTGCTGCGCTGATAGTCGTACCTGTTTTAGTGGCTTTAGCTGCAAACGTACCGCAAAACCCTGCTTCTAATAAATCATCAAAGTCGGCAAATGATAATTCTGTGTTTACATCGCCTGCGGTTGACTTGTTACCATGACGAAAATCAGCTACTTGGTGATGACTTTCGATAATGTCACTTGCAAACGTGGCTTTTGTTAAAGCAATGTTGATAGCGGTATGCTTAAAAGGTGTCCAATCGGGGCTTGTTGGCGTAGTGCCATAAGTGCCTTCAACTTTGTAATACAATTTGTGGTTTAATGAATCAGTCATTTTTACGCCCTCGTTTTGCGTGAGTACCAGTATATTGATAGAGTTTGTCGATACCACCCATTGTCTATAAATGGTGAGGCGTAAGCGACACGGTTAATAACAACAGACGCGCTATTGTAAGTCAAGCCGCGCCCATTATAAAAATAATCTGTAATTGCTTTGGCCTTTGCCAAAATATCAGCATTACCTGTGTTAATTGGGTACATTAAATCTATTTGAGCAATGCCTTGTGTTTCATCTTGTCCATATCTACCCAATGCCACGCCGTCCGTAGTCACAGGCATAAACGTAAAAACAGCATGAGCGGCTGTAGGCTCTTCAATGTTGTTTTCGTAAACAGTGGTAATAAAGTTTTGAGCAACCCATGCCGCAACAATCGCGCTTCTTGCATCTGCTAAACTCATCGTGACAGTCTCCGCGCGTGTTTATTAACTATTGCGGTAATGCGTAGAATGTTACGTCTAAACATACCTTGCGGAGCTTGTTTGCTAAAACCGTTTACTGTTTTACCTGATGTTGTACGCGGCGGATTAGGATAGCCGCCATACTCTAATTTAAAAATATACGGCAAATTGTTTGTAAGGTGCAAAGCATCTCCCCATCGTGACGCATTGGCTTTGGCAGTTACTTCGGCTTTTGCCCCTGCGCCTGTTTTGTCGTTTGTGTTTAATTCATTGGTTTTTGGTGCGTTTATTTCTGTTTGCCAATTGGCACGAGCGCGGCCTGTATCGACTGGCGTATCTTTAATCACACTGCCAAATAACTCAGTGATAATAGCGCGGCGCATTTGCTCATTTTGCACAATGACACGCTGGCCAAAGCGATGTATGCCGCCTGATAAGCTCATTTTCGCACCTGCACAAAATAAACAATAGTTGTTGTGCTTGGCTTAATTTGCTTAATGTTGACTATTTGCCACGCCACGCTATCAATTAACAGTTTAGTGTTTTTTGTTGGTTCAACATCACTAATTAGCACACATACTCTATCACCGTCCATTACACTAAAATCATCGCGTAATGTTTTATTGATGTTGGTAAAAATGCCTTTGGTGACGGTGTCTGTGTTTGATGTTGTTTTTGCGCCCGTGGTCGGGTTATGCGTACCATTATTAAAACGTAAAGTTACATCAAACCCAAATTCTGTGATTAGCTCTTTAGCTGTGGCGGCCATGTCATCATAAAACGCCATGACTAGAGTCTCACAATGTTAGCTGAGATACCCATAGAGCCGTTTTTTAGTAGTGGAGCGATTAGATTGTTAAATTTGCGCAAAATAGGGCGTGTTAATTGGTCTTGTTGTGTGTATTCAACTTCAATCGCGCCCTCGATTTTTTCTTTAATTCGTTGGCCTTTATCGGTCAAAAGTCTGTTAGGCTCAATATCAAAACTATTCGCGTCAATCATTAACTGACACTGTGCATTTTTTAATTCATTAGGTATAGCAGGATATTCGTAGCCATTATCATTACGATAAACATAATCACGCGGCCAACTTAGCGGTTGTGTTTCTGTTTTGCGAATACCTTTAAATTGATTATCAAACGATTCTAAATAATCCATAGATTTTATGGCTAAAATCTCGACTACGCTATCAGTTGCTGACAAAGTTACACCACGTGCTAAGGCGTAGGCTCTCGCTTCTGCCAAAGTGACATAGCTATTTGCATTTGCAACGATTGTTCCGTCTTCAATGATTAAAGCCATAAATCAACATCCTAAAAAGC